GGTCAAATACTGACTCAGCGCATTAACCAAACTGACGTTGCACCGACACTGGCATGGCTTGACATGATGTTGCCCGGACTGGACTTGCAAAACAATACTCTGGGATCTACAGGCAAAAAACCCACATCCGGTGATTTGGATCTTGCAGTGGATGCCGGCCAAGTCAGCAAAGAACAATTGGCCAATAGACTAACACAGTGGGCCACCAGTCACGGACTCAAACCTGATGAGTATGTCAAAAAGTCCGGTATTTCCGTACACTTCAAAACACCCATTGGCGGCAATCCCAACTCGGGCTATGTGCAAACAGACTTTATGTTTTTGACCAATGTGCCATTTTCCAAGTTTATTCTCAGCGCACCAGGCGACAGCAACTACGGCGGATCAGATCGTAATGTGTTGTTGAACAGCATTGCCAAAAGCATGGGCTACAAGTTGAATCAAAACTCTGGTATTGCTGACCGTGCCACCAACGCAATCATCAGCGATGATCCAGACAAAATTGCCAAACTGTTGTTGAACAAACAGTCAACTCGCGACGACCTGCACAGCGTAGAAACTATTGTGGCAGCACTTGAACGTGATCCCAAGCGCGATGCAAAACTCAAAGATGCCAGAGAACATTTTGCCAAAAAAGGTGTTCCTTTTATGGAAAGCGACGAGCCAGTGTATAAGGAATACACAGAAGTGGACTTCCTTGCACGTCTGCGTGACCGTATTGTTAACCAAGGTATGAGTGTGATTGTGGAAGGTGCCAAAGATGCACGTATCGAACACTTGGAAGACCTGGTGTTCGAAAGAGGAACACGTGGCATACGTGAAGCAGTGGAAATCATGCGGCATGCTGCCGAAAACACTCGCGGAACCACCACTGTCAAATGGGACGGCAAGCCTGCTATCATGTTTGGTCGCAAGCCCGACGGCACGTTTGTACTCACAGACAAAAGCGGCTTTGGAGCAAAAGGATATGACGGGCTAGCAACTTCGCCGGAACATATTCAGCGAATGATGGCCATGCGCAAAGGTGATCGCACAGAACTTGTTGCTATCTACCAAAAGTTATTTCCCTTATTGCGTGCCGCAACTCCAGAAAACATGCGTGGCTATATCCAAGGTGACTTGTTGTATACAACTGCACCACCAGAAGTGTCTGGTGCATATGTGTTCAAACCAAACTTTGTTGAATACAAAATTCCTGCCAACAGCAAGTTGGGACAACGCATCGGCAACAGTGAAGTTGGCGTTGCTATCCACACAAGATTCAAAGACCCTGAAAGCGCACCAGAAGCAATCAAGCAAGTTACACTTGAACCTGTGCCTGGATTGTTGATGATCGAGCCCAGTGTCAAAGATATTCAAAACGTGGAACTCAATGCCAAACTGGTCAAGCAACTGAGTCAGATTATTTCTACCTACGGCAAAGCAATCGACGGACTGTTCAATCCCAGTGACTTGCGTGCCGCAGGCATCACTGACCTGCCACAACTGTGCAAACGCTACATCAACTCTAGAATTACCAGCAACTACGACAACTTGTTGAATGGATTTGGCGATTGGTTACAGTCCAACGTAACACCACGCAAGTTCAACAACATTGCAGAGTATTTGCAAAGCCCACGCAGCAACATGGATGGTATCACAGCGGCGTTCTCAGCATTTTTGTTGTTGCACGATATCAAAACTGATATGTTGCGTCAACTTGACCTACAACAACCAGGTCAAGAAGGATGGGTATTGGCAACACCCGCAGGCCGAGCCAAATTGGTCAATAGATTCGGATTTAGTGCCGGAAACAGAGCGCTAAACAACCCAGATCAGGGCACCTAATAGGCAATTTTTATTTAGAAACATAAATAAAAGTAGGTCAACCAAGACCACAAACTATTAGGAGAATAAAAAATGGCAAACATTACAACAGCAACAAACGGAACGTACCAACCAGTAGCCAACATGGACAGCGGCGTTGTAGCCGCTTCACCCGGCGCTGGATATCCTACTCCATTGTTCAGCGCAACCAGTGCTGCCACAGTTAACTTGGCTGGTCCAAAGTTAGACTTCTTCACAATCACATTGGCAACTGTTGCTACAGTGCCAGCTGTGTTGAACGCAGCCATGCTTGCTATCCAGACCAAGGCTACTATTGCTATGTACGAAGTTACTGACGCTGGTACAGACACATTGGCCATTGCCGTGTATCCTACAGGTGCATGGACAACTGCTACATTGGATACTGCCACTGGTGGTTCTACAGCAGCTTCTGCAACATTCACAAACTAATCAATTAGTTTTTGGTACAAAAACCCTGGATTAAAACCCAGGGTTTTCTTTTGGCGTTAAATACCATACTATGATGGTAAGCAAAATAACCGAAGTAACAATATTTGAAAGTCCCGATGGCGGCCGAACAGTATATGCTCGCCAGCCTGGTGATAAACGTCGCTCATTGCACTACCAAGATCCCAAACTACAACAAGAGTTAGAAGAATTGGAAAGAAAAAGAAAATGGGCAGAAATATTTGAATCTCGTCACGGCAACACAGCACTTGAAGACCTATGCAATAAAATTGAAGTGCTATACGAATTAAGCAAGAAGAACACATGAAGTATGCAGTACAAACTTTCTTTGATATAACCGCAACAGGCATCACAGGACATTTTAAACCAGCAAAGATTCCATTCCGCGATGACGCTGGCAACACAATAACAGATCTAGAATCATGGACCCGTGCACGTAATCAACAGCGCAACTGGGAAACCATAACACAAATACTCGGACTAAGAACACAACTGTTTCGTTTGCAAACACCTGTCACAGACACAACCAACAGTGCATGGATGTTTGAATTTGAAACTGAAACTGATCACATCTACGGCGACGATGCAGATCCAACTCGTGTGTTAAGATCTGATGCAGACGGTGTTCCCATGCTGGGTGAACTTGACAACAGGCCCGAATTGTTACCCATGCTGGCCACATCTGGCCCTGCTCAGAATATATGGTTTACACTAATCTCCATAAATACTTCAACGGAGACTTAGATGGTTGATACTACCAATATAGAGAAAAAAAGTTTGGAGGCACATGTGGAATTATGCGCAGAACGTTATAATGCTATGGAATCAAAACTTGACGGTGTGAATGCTAAAATTAACAGATTAGACGCGGTAGTGTGCGAGGTACGCGATCTAGTTCAAAAAATGAACTCACGTCGTAATGAACAAATAATGACCTGGGGCCTCAGCACCATTGGTGTATTGTTGGCCATCATTGGATATTTTCTTGTGACTTTTGTTATTAAATGATATTAGATAAAAAACTTAAATCGTTGTTCAAAGACAACTTTGCTGCACTACAACCAAATAGTATTTTAAAAAACGAAACAGGCGAATACGAAGTATTTGGACGTTATCGTATTGTCAAAGAACCGCAGGGTTATAGAGTGTATTGCTCATTGACCGAAGTTGGGCTTTTTCACAGTTCACGAGCAGCGTTAAGCTGGTGCATAGCCGACAAATTTGAACAGTACAACAAAGCCCGGGATATACTGAATTTAGACAATAACTTACATTTTTTAACAGTAGATATTACCACAAGAGCGTTGGTTGGCGATCGTATAAAAAATGCCGAACAACACGAAATTATACTCACTAAGTTAGAAAATAAAATTATACAGAAAAAAGAGATAGAAAATAGGTTAGCCGATTGTGTTAATTGGGCTAAATATTATCAACAACGAGGATTCGATAATGAAACTGCAAGACTTGGCCATACTGCCACAAACAAAACAAATCGCTAAAGTATTCGAAAGTTACTTTGGTAAAAGTATTACCTTTGAATCCGTTTCAAAGCGTCAAGCAAATGCTATGCTAGGAAAAGTTCGCGGATTGATCAGTGAGCATCGTGGCACACCTGCATATCACGGCAGTGAGAAAAGTTCTGCATACTTGAAATTGGTGATGATGGAACAAGTACTGACCAAGAAGATTCGTGAAGAATTTCCTGCCACATCCGGCGGCGGTGTTAGTACTGGCGCAGCAGATGCCAACAAAGCCAAGCAAGACATCAACAAGATTCAAGACCCCAAACTCAAAGCTGCAATGACCAAGACAGCAGCCGGCCAGAATCTTAGCCCAGACGAACAAGAATTGGTAAAAGCCACAGCATTACAAGCAGTGACTGCCGAAAGCCGCCGTCGTTTAGGTCGTCGCTTGAGTGAAAGCGAAGTTCAACAAGCTCAAGTTATTCTTGCCAGCCAAGACATGGTGGACCAAGTGCAAAAAATGATTGAACAAGTTACTTCATTGCAGTTCAAGGATTTGCCTGCGTTGGTTGATCAAATCCGTAACGAAATTGGCTACGAGCAAGCAACACAATTCAATGCTGATGCAACTGCTGCCTTGGGCGGTATGGTACAAAACTTGCAAGGTTCCAAAGCACAACTCGAAGGTGCCATGGGAACAGTAACTGGGCAAGCTCCTGTAGTTCCAGGCGTAACAGATGTTGATGCCGAATTACCAGTTGACCCAATGGCTGATGCAGGCGACGAGTTAGACTTGGATATTGACGCAGAAATTGATGATGAAGAAGTTGATGCAGAAGAAGAGCCAGTCAAAACCAGCTTGGGTCGCGGACGCAGATAATGCGTTTACGTGAATTTGTTGAATCAAGAGCTGATGCCCAAACACTTGCGGCATTGGCCACCTTTCTTGCTGACAGGGCAGACGACGAAGCAGCATCAAAACAAATTAGTAAGACTGCATTTATTGAACTGGCACAGTCAATGGGTGTCAACGTAACAGATCAAAATATCAGCGACATGGTCAGTGCCGCACCACTTAGCAACATACTCAATCCAATTGACCCGGGCTCCGACATTGTGAGTTTCAAAGGCGATACAGAAGCCGCAACTGGTATGAGCGTTGATCAAGCTCAAGAAGTTGTTAACAGCAATGCCAAGGCAGCAATGAAGCGTCGGCAATAACCTTATTAATCCAAAAGACTAGTAAATACACTAAGAACAATGTATAATACAACATGTACATTGTTCGAAACAAGAACAATGTACATACCGTAAATTGTAACAATCAGTAAAATTAACATAGAAAAGAAATATCAACATGGCATCAGGTAAAGTAAAGTGGTTCAATGAGACCAAAGGTTTTGGGTTTATTACTCCAGACGCAGGCGGCGAGGAGTTGTTTGCCCATTACTCGGCAATCCAAACAGAAGGATTCAAGGTACTCAAAGAAAACCAACGTGTGACATATGATGTCGTGCAAGGACAAAAAGGCCTACAAGCCTCAAATATTACTCCCGAGTAAAACAAAAAAAGCCGGGTTACTCCGGCTTTTTAATTAAAGGACCATACGTATGGCATATTCAGAGAAATTATTAGATCACTATGAAAACCCACGCAATGTAGGTTCGTTTTCTAAAGACGATGCAGACGTTGGCACAGGCATGGTTGGCGCACCTGCTTGCGGCGATGTGATGAAACTTCAAATCAAGGTAGACGAAAATGGTATTATTAGAGACGCTCGTTTCAAGACATATGGATGCGGTTCAGCAATCGCCAGTTCGTCGTTGGTTACAGAATGGGTCAAGGGCATGCATATCAATGATGCTACTCTTCTTAGTAACTCGGAAATAGCCGAAGAACTAGCACTACCGCCAGTTAAAATTCACTGTTCGATTTTAGCAGAAGACGCCATCAAAGCAGCAGTAGCAGATTATCAAGCCAAGCATGCTGACGTTAACTAAGCCAGCAATTGAAAAAGTTCAAAAATCAATAGCCAAACGAGGACAAGGCGTAGGAAT